GCATATTCAAAAACTTGAGAAAAATTGTTATTGGTAATGGTTCCCCACGTACCTGAATTCTCTCCTGTTACTTGTAGCTCTATTCGTAAGCCTGTTGAATATGTTGACATTTAATCTCCTAATAAAGTTTTATTGATTATTATAAACTTTGTCAAAATGTTTATGCAGCCTTGTGAACTTCCGTCCAACTCATAGAACTGTTTGAATCATCGACTACGGACCAAAAAATCCCGCCTAATGTTCCTGTACTACTTGTAGCAGAAACTCCAGTTATTGTAAAGGTCACATCTGTCTGAATATTTATAGTGCCCACAGAAGTAGTGGCTTCCTCGCTAGGAGCCATATAACTCGTTTCTTGAGTTACATCTCCTTCACTTAAAGTTAGTCCATTACCAGTAACAAAAGCTGATGTACCTACCGTTCCTACGGCAGAAGTTAAAGCATTTCCAGTTGGATAAACCACCCATTCTGCTTCAGCTACAACATTTCCTACAGAAGTATCTAATTCAGGTTCTGAAGCGGCAACAACAGTTATTGTTGCATCAGCAGTAATTGAGAATGTTCCAATAGCCGAGGTTAATCCAGCGGCAGTCGGTGATATTACCTGATCAGTATTAACGCTTGCCACATCATCGGTAGCCGATGTTGCGGAAACGCCTGTAACAGAAATAGAAACATTAAATGCTCCCCAAGCGTTATCACCCCAACCGAGATCTCCGCCTGTATTTACATCAGTGTCTCTATTCCATCCATAATAGGTGGGCATTGTTTCCCCCTATATTATGCAATTCTTAATATTGCAGCAGTTGCTTCAGCAGCCGGGAATGTGATTGTAAATGTACCAGCAGATGAAGATTTAACTCCACCAAAATCTAAAACACAAACAGCAGCATTTGTAGTTAATCCTGACACTGTTGAACTATTATAAATTACAGCAGCTTGCGCAGAAATTGTTGCGCTAGTAAAAGATAAGTCAGGTGAAAAATCACAAACAGCCGTATCAGTAGATAATACTGGTGTTACCGATGTTAATGCTCCTCCTCCTGCAGCGTATGTTCCTGATGCACCTACTTCATCTGGTGTTCCATATGCAGTAGTTGATTTACTTAATGTTGCTTCTGAATCATAAAGCGCTAATTTAAAAGTGTTCCCTGTCGTTGCGGTAAAATCATGCAAGCCTTTCAGAATCTCCACTTTAAAACTGTTGCAAACAGCTTGAGTAATTGCCATGTTGACCTCCTATGGGTTCTTTGACTCGAGAGGGATACGAATAACGCCGTCTCGATATTCGTCTCTACGATCACGCCCCATCTCATACGTTGCGAGATCTTGTACAGACTTATTAAACATTTTATCATAATATTGTATCATATCTGCTGGACCTTTCAAGTATCCAAGAGCTTGTAAAATACAACCATATAATAGCACGTTGGGAGCATTCTGACTTAACCAAGTAGATGTTTGTGTACTCGATAAGCCATCGGGCTTGTACGTGTATGCGATCTCCGCTGTAAGCGCAGCATCGGGGGTTGGCGCTAAATAGTGCGTGTCCTGATCCCACATAGCATAATACTTAGGGGTAGAATTCGCCGTTCTATCTGGCCAGTATTCATTCATAAACGAAATATCTTTTTGTAGCAAGAAAGTTCTGTCAGGAGTAGAAGAAGTAGCATCATATATTTGCATATATCTTGTAGCCTGCCAATCACTAGGTAAAGGCACAAAAGGATTTCCTACTGTTAAGGTAGCATACTCATATTTACGGTAGTAATTAAGATCTACCGTTCTCATTATTTGATCTTCAATAGATTCTATAAAAGGTAAAATAATAGAGTCAGATAAAACATTAGTATCTGTTTCTGTATAATTTCTTTACATTAGTATTTAAAATCTGAATAATCGGTCATGATGTAGTCACTGTAACATTTCCTGTACGACTTAACAATCGAGTAGTTTGCATTGGTTGTTGAACGGATAAAAGGCATCATACTTCTTACAAAACCTGCATAAGGAGTTCCATTAGCATGATATAACGTAACTGCTTCCTCTAAAGTTTGAAAACTATTTACTGTATCTCCCACACCTACACCATCAAACACTCCTTTTGCTACCGTCTGTCCATTTGATTTACGAATCCCTCCATCTCCTACATATACAGTAGAATCTGCAATTTGTGGTTTAGCATGTGCTAAGGATTGAGGATCTGTTGGATGATAACGAGGATCTAATTGTGGTTGTTTTGGTTCGTATTCTGAAACATGAACCCAGGCTCCAGTCCATTCTTGAACCATCTCATTATAAGGATATGCTCGACCATCACGATCAGAAATTCTTAATGCAAATTTTCCACTTGAATACTTCGCCATAATTAACCACTTCCAATTACATATTGTTGAGGAACAAAACTTGAGCTTACACTTTCTCTATCTTGATCTGCAGCTTGTTTAAATTCTTCCTCGTAAATAGATTTTAAAATTTGTATTCTATCAGGTGCATATTTCATGGAAAGGTAATAAGCTAACCCGGCAGTTAAACATGGAAGAAAACGAAATGGAATTTCATTATTATTTGTGTATGACCCAGAGTCCGCCATGCGAAGAAGAGCATAATATACCACAGTATACGTTGTATCGGCTGCTGGATACAAATATAGAGTTGGCATTATTGTCTTCTCAAAATAATATTGAGTTGGTCTTCCGTTGGATGTTTTAACAGTATAATTCCAATATGTAGAACGACTAATAGGGGTTGTAGTATAATCATTGCCACTTGAATCTTGAATTACTAAATCCGTAATATCAATTATTTGTGCTGCATCTCCTGTTACTGAACCAAATAAATTTGTATCCGTTAAACTCGTAGTATTAGCAGTTAAACTTTTAGATTGTTTTTGAATCGTCCATTGATTTAATCCTCGGTTAGCCCATTCAGCTAATAAAAGATTAAGAGACCTACGAGCAGTTCTTATTTCATAACCAGTACGATCTTGTAAACCACAACGTTCAAAAGCCTCTTCAATGATTTCATCAATAGATAAATCAAAGTTAGCGGAAGTAGCATAAGTAGGCATTAATAAGTAATCCCTCCTTTAGAATTAATCACAGAGTTACTTTGCTTAGCTAATCCCCCACCCATATATTTTTTTACTTTTTTTACTTTCTTACCAGTTTTCTTTGCATGCTTCTTAGCAGCCTTCATACCAGCTTTAGTATAAGCAAAATGTTTTTTTCCAACTTGTGGCATATTACCTCCTATTTATTTATTTTACCTTTGCCAGTACCTCTTCCAAATTTTCCATAGGATTCATCTCTACTAGCTTTTAATTGTTTCTTAGTTCTTTTTTTACGAATACGCATAGCAATAGATTCATCTTTGCGAGCTTTGTATCCTTGTTTTTTTTTCTTCTTAACTTTTGTTTTGGGTTTCATCATTGCTCTTCCCGCAGCATCAGCCGATCCAGCCCGACGTTTCATAGCACGGCCTTCTCTATCTCTATATTGTGATTTAGTTACCATTTCAACCTCCTTGGCGATTATACTTTTTCCAGGATTTAAGCTTATGTTTATTCTTCGGCTTAGACCTAGAAGATCTACCTATACTAGTCCTTTTTTTAACGGGAGTAAAGTATTCAGTGCGAGTAGTAATTCTAGACTTAGCCATTTATTATAAATAAGTCATTGCTCCGGTTATCCAGAGAACTCCAAAAAATACATACACAACTGTAACAGGATCCATTAATCTTTATTCCACTTCTCTTTTGCTTTGAGAACCCAACGCTCAAACGCTTCTTTATCTAATTTCTTTTTAACTAAAGTAGCTCCTACTGGGAGCTCATTATATAATTTAATAATTTTCCCCATCTTGAAATTCAACGATAGCTGGACCACAGAATGCATCTTTAACAAATTCTGTTTTCTTTTTCTTCAACATTCTTACTTCTTTCATGCATGATGATAATGATTCCATAGGAATATACTGTGTCATTTGATGTTTTTGATCATCCATGTTACCGAACATAAACATAACAATAATGCTAATTACCTCCATTGGACTCCCTCAGTTTGTCTTTTAATTTCTCAACGTCCGCTAATAATCGTTCTATATCCTGTTGTGCCCTCTTAATATTCACGGAATTGCTCATCATTGACTCCATTTCTTCCTGCATAGACTCGACCTGACTGCTCATAAATTCCAACAATAAATCCTGCTGAGCGTCGGCGGGGAGGGACCCCAAATCTCCGCGCGGCCATTTTATGCGGAATTCCGTGTTTTTTGTAAGATCTGCTTCAGATAATGTAACACGAGTTTCCACGGAATTTAGGCGCTCGATGATCCCAAAGTACGCCCACGTTCCTACCGCTACCAGGGTGATAAGACTAGCAACCGTTTTAAGTGGCATTTGTACATTAGTTTGATCTGATACTTTCATTTACTTTATTTCTTCCTTATCTTTTTTCTTCTTCTTTTTTACACCTTTACACATCTCTCGTACAGTAGCAAATTGATCATCCAAAATCAAATCTTTATACTTCCCGCAGGTACGAAGCAGCTCAAGTTCCTGCATTAAACGACTGTTTTCCTTTAATAATTTAATCTGGTCCTTGTCACAGGTGCTCTGTAAAGGCCATCTAAAACGGATACCCACTGTGCCACTATCCCCAAAATAATCTGAATCGCTATCCATTCGTCTATCATAATCATAGCGATCAAACTCACTATATAATTCTATTGATCCACGATCACATCCACGATCATTTAGATAATCATTTCTTCCTTGAGCAGGAGATATATAACAAAATATTAATACAAAAGTTAATGCTATAAAAAGTAAAAATTCCCCCCGCAACATATTATTAATATCCTCCTGAAATTGTGTTCTCCAGATCTTTCATATCATACTTAAATTGTCTTATTGCATCAGCATTTGTTCTTACTTGTTCTTCTAGTGCACGCATCTCTGCATCACTTGCTGTTTCATACAGTAGTTTTTCTATTGCTTGAAGTTTTGCCTCGATACGCCCCACCCATGTCACTACATCGGTCATTTCACGGACGAGCTCTTCACGAGCTGCCGTATAATTATCTGAATTTCTTGTTGTACGATCATTATAAATCTGATGCACATTATCTATTTCTAATTGAAGCAATGCGATTGCATCTTCATTATCATCAATAGTGTTATTTAAGCGGTTCACATAGTTAATTCCGCCGTATGCCCCAGCTAATAAAGATAGTACCACCGGTATGGAAGCAATATATTTAAGCATATCAACATTTCCATTTTCTTAAAGCCAAGGCTTTACGTGTTGGTCTTCCTTTACTATCTTTCATGGGGCCTTTAACTCCTCCCATGCGGGCACAAAAACTTTTACGACGTTTAGAGGCTTTAGAACCTTTTTTAACTTTACCGGTAACAGGAGCTTTTAAATTAGAGCCTTGTTTTCTTTTAAAATAAGCTCTACCTTTTGCTGTCAATCCTCCTGTTTTACTTTTATGTTCCTTTCGCATTTCATTTTTTTTTGGCTGTTCGTGCACTTCTTTTAAAGGCTTTACGTGTTGGCGCACCTTTAGCTCCAACTTTTCTCATTTTTTCTTTACTCCCTGCTTTTATTCTTTTTCGTTTTGCATGAATGTTTGCATATAATCCTTTTTTAGTCATAATTATACCCAGTTGGAACTTCCGTAGATTCTTGAAGTAATTTATAGATGTCTTCATGTTGCTCCATGATCTCACGGTCCTTCTTATTAGCTTGTCTGATATCCTTCTTAATTTGTTTTACATCTTCCATTAAATTTTCTAAATCTAATTTCATTTTAACTTGGTTCTCTACAACATCTGCTTCATTCTCTTTCTCAAATTTATCATATAAAATGTTCACCCGAGAATCGAGTTTGCTGACGTACCATATGACTGCCACACCCTGAATCAGTACAAACGCCACAACGGCGAAGGATACTTTAAATTTATCCATGCTATCCCTTTTGATAAAGGATCGTTCCGTATTTAACTAATGTAAATGTATATTTTAAACTTGTATCAACTCTAATTCCATCACCTGGAA